CTTTAAAGTCAAATGGTCAAGATATTGACAAGGGCAAGTTTTATTATGAATTAAAATCTCAATATACAGGCGTTTCTTAGCATCTCACATAACGTCCTGCGGCTTTGTGATGTTGCCGAAAAAACACACACTAAACTTTAAATTTAAGACAGATTATGCAAGTACAAACTGATGTTTCAGTTAATCTCGAAAACGGCAATAGCTCAAAACCGCTGTTATCGCCAGTACGTGTTTTTAACGGTGATTGCCTTGAAATAATGAAAAACATTCCTGATTGTAGTATTGATTTAATATTGACAGACCCTCCATATAATACAACAGATTGCAAATGGGATAAACAACCTATTAACTGGGAATTACTCAAAATTGAATTGTTAAGAATTATAAAACCATCTGGAACTATTTGCATAAGCGTTCAAAATCCATTCGGTTTTTTAATTGGCGGGTTATTTGCTGAAATTTATAGACATAAATGGGTTTGGGAAAAGGACAGAGGTGCTAATTTTCAATGCTTAAAAGCACAACCTTTAAGAATTACAGAAGATATATTGGTTTTTTCTAAAAGCGGTTATTTAAGACCTTGGAATGATAAAGGTTCTATAAAAAGTATTTATAATCCTCAATTTTTAAACGGAAAAGGAAGTTCAAGAGAAAAAACAATGAATATTGACAAACCAAAAAGCGAAAATATGTTGGAAATAAATAACAGAAAAAGTGAAAGAGGTATTGTTTCTAAAAATACAAATGATACATCTAAACAAAGATACCCAAAGGAAATAATTTATTTTCCTGTACCATACAAAGACAGAAAACATCCAACACAAAAACCAGTAGAGTTATTTCAATATTTAATTAAAACTTACACAAATAGTGGAATGACTGTTTTAGATTGTTTTTCTGGAAGTGGAACAACTGGAATTGCTTGTATGAATACAAATAGAAACTGTATTTTGATTGAAAAGGAAAAAAAATACTTTGATATTATAAACGAAAGAATAGCCAAACATACGCAACAACGAGCAGGAGAATTTTCTTTTGAAAACGAAATGTAGTATTGGCGATAACTACGTAATATACGCATAAAAAATAATATTTTCCTTTGTGAACTATGAAATTATATGACAAAATACAAACATTTACAACTGATGATTTTCAGAAACAACAGTTAAATCAGCTTAGAAAAAATAAGGTGAATGTAAGTAAGTTTATAAGAGATGCTGTGAATGAAAAGTTGGCAAAGGAAACTATTTTAAAACAAGACAAAAGAAAAAAATATACAATGCAAGATTTAAAAGATAGTCTTAACGCAAGTATTTTCTAAAGTAAAAGTAAGCTGGAATTAAAAGTAAAAGCAACCACCAAAAGTTGAAAGATTGCCTTTCGCTTACTTTTACTTCAACTGTTTTAGAAGTTTTATCTTTAGTGCTCTGTGAAACGTATTTATTTTCGATTTGCGACACTTTATTAGTTTTGTCAATACTTATATTGTTTTTCTTTTTTGAATGCTTTATTTTAACGTTTTTGAACGTTTGACCATTTACAGTAAAAGGTAAAGTGTTATCGATTGGAATGTACTCAATTTCATTAATTGTTGAACTGTCAACTATTTTAGTATTGCTGTCAACTTTTGTAACTGTTTTTGAAGTATCTATTTTGGTAGTTTCTGAAACTGTTTCTATTTTAGTTTCTGATTTGTTTACTTTTCGGGTGGAGCAAGAGCATAAGCAAACTGTTACAATTATTGCTATAATAAATATAATGATGCTGTTATCGTTTCTGTTTGGTGTTGTTGTCATAATTATAATTTTATTAAAAAACCACTAATTTCCGTTAGTGGTTTATTGCTAGTAAAACCGCTTCTTTCATATTATGAAATTTGAAGGCCTCGATGCAAATTTAATAATATAATTTATAAAAAAATTATTATTTAGTAAAATATAATGCACTTTCTTTTATTCGTCTGTTTGTTAATCCCTGTACTGCTTTACCATTTGCCTTATTCCATTTTAAAAACTCTTTTGAAATCAGAGCATTATTAGGATTTTCGTTTACTAATTTTAAAAGAGTACTTGAAGCCAAAGCACCGCTTCCAACGTTAAAAGCAAAAGAAACTAAAGCATTAAATTGATTTTGTGTAATTGGTTTTTTAATCAAATTAGCAACTTTTTGAGCAAATCTATCAGCTACATTTTTAAGCAATATATCCGCCCTTGCTCCTGTTATTGGTGCATCGGACATTTGTACTTTTATGCCATTCTCATAGTAGGTTGAGCCATAGCCAATCGTAGGCACTCCTGCTGAACATTTATAAGGTTCAAGACTTAACCCCTCAAATGACTTTATAAGGTCGTAACCTTTTTGGTCTAATCTCATTTATTATTTGTTTATATTAAAATAATGTTTATATTTGTGTCAACGTTTAAATAATATAAAAATATTTTTATTATGAAAAGAATTTAGTTTTTTTTTAGTCTAATAGCTGATAAGTGAGGACTAAGTAGTTAATAAAATATGATATTAAAACCCAATTTTTAAAGTTGGGTTTTTTATTTATTAGCTTTTTTATGTTCGGTCAATTCTTTTTCTATTTTTTTGATATGTTCCTCTAAAGATTTACATCTTAATTCAACTTTTGAAATTTGCTCTTTTAGTTGTTGATTTTCTTTTTCAATTTCAAAATATTTTTTCATCCAAGAGTCTGACTTCTCTACTTCTAAAGCATAATTTACAGAAATTTGGTCAAACTTATTTTGAAGATTATCAATAGAGTTTCTTAATCCGTTTACTTTTTCCCGATAATACTGCCTTTCAGACTTTGCTTCATTTTTAATAGTTTCTAATTCTTTTCTATATTCTTCTCTTTCGGTTTTAAAATCAGCTTCTTTTAATAAAAGAAAATCACGGGTATTTTTTGCTAAATCAATTTGCTCTTTTTGTACTTCAATTTCTCCTTTTTTTCTATTAATACGGTCTAAATATCTATCCCTTATAACATACAATACAAGAGCACTAACACCACCTACAAAAAACTGCCAATTTTCTAACAACCAAACCATTATTCGCTTATTTTAAATTCAACTTTATAACTTTCTATTTCTTTTTCGGTTGCTGTTTCAAAATAAACTTTATTTTTTAAGTCAAAACAAGGTTTTATCAAAAAATCTGTTGGTGCAAAAGGTGCTACTACTTCATTTTCGTTTAATTCAAAATCTCCATCCGTAGAATATAACACTTCGCCTGTGTCTTTGTTTAAAATTGTTGTTACCATTTTGAAATAATTAATTCGTTAACTATTGTACTATCTGCCGAACTTGAATTAGTTAATGAAACAAAACCATAAATCGGCTGTGTAACATCAAGTGCTAAAGTTGAAACGGCTACGTTTGTCAAAGTATTATCGTTAAAAATACCATTTGCAGAACTGCTCATAAAACCTTTTAAATTACCCCCAGCAATCTTATAAGTTCGTGTGCCTCTCATATTGATATTACCAGCACTCGCCGCTAAAATTAAAACGTTTGAAGCTCCAGCGTAATTATTAGTATTGCTTAATTTAATACGACAAGTTGAAGCATTTGCAGTCCCTGATTTTTCCCAAGCGATTGTTTCAACTTTTAAAATATCATTTGCCGAAAAGGTATTGGCTGGAATGGTAAAGTTAAAAGAGGTTATTTGTGTTTCGGAAGTTGTTCCTGTTAACGCTGTCGATGGTGTTATATTTCTTATTACAATATTCGGAGTTGAAGATTTGTCCGCTTTATTAGCCAAAGCATCAAACACACCATTACTGCTTACTGCATTGCTACTTCCATCGGTAGGATTTGCATCGATTGTTATTTGAGATTGTATTACTAAATTAAAAACATTAGTTCCAACGCATTTTAGCCAAGCTTTTGAATATAAAGGAATTTTTGCTCTATTAAGCGTTGCGCCATCAATAGTTATGTTTTTATAATAAATAATTGATGCATAAATATCAATTATTCTAATTTCTACATCACTACTTAGTTTATTATAAATTTCTATTTCATCTCCAATATTAAAAATATTATCAGTCATAAATAAATCAATATCATTTGATGTATCTACAATAATTGTTTGATATTTGTTTGAAGATTGAAAATTATAATTACTATTTATTTCTAAAGGCATTCTGCCTTGTTCTTCTAACACTTCTTGAAGTGTTGGAATATTTATAACGGGATTATCGGGGTCGGTGTTGTCAACTGCTGTTCCTGTTACACTTTCAATGCCACCGCCACCGCTTTGAGTATTGACATTAATTACAGTGATATTATCAACTGTATTAATCGTTACTTGTTGAATGGTCGGTGTTACGTTTATGTCTATTGTTGTACTCATTGCGTAATGGTATTAATAACTTGAAATAAACCACCCACCCAAGTGTTAACAGTATTATCGGCTAAAGTGATTTGAATATCGTATTGATAATTTCCTGCAGGAATAGAAATAATTTGCTCGTTAATTTTAAACTCACCATTAACCGCATTGGTTATGGTTATCCCAGCACTTGCAACACTTGTTAAAGTCAAGGCAGGAAGCGAACAGGCATCTTTTTTAATAT